AACAATATATTAAAAGTTGTTCCTATCGAGAAGTTGCTGGTTGGATGGAAAGAAAAACGGGTAGATATATATCTGCTCCTGGCTTACGGAAGGTGCTGTCAAGAAATGAATGATGTCGAACCACCTAAAAAGAAAAAGAAAACTATAGCCAAAGCTAAACGATCAGCTAAAGCTAGCATTAGTGATATAGCTAAACAAGTACAGAAAGCTAAAGACGATTATCATAATGCACAAAAGAAGTTAAAGACTAAGAAAGAAGCTATTAAAAAAGTTGATGGTGCACTAGACAATAAACAAAATATAATTGTTGAAGATGATCTAGCTATAGTACCGCCCAATGTAAAGAAGGCAGTACAAGAACGAGAGGTTATATTTGAAGCTAACGAAGGTCCTCAAACTCAGTTCTTAGCTGCATCAGANCGAGAAGTATTTTATGGTGGTGCAAGAGGTGGTGGTAAGTCTTATGCAATGCTTATTGATCCACTACGTTATTGTGATAAACAAAAACATAGATGTCTATTACTTAGACGTTCTATGCCAGAGTTAAGAGATTTAATTAATCATTCACAGCAACTGTACCCAAAGGCTTATCCTGGAGCTAAATGGAGAGAGCAAGAAAAAGAATGGAGATTTCCATCAGGGGCAAAAATAGAATTTGGATATGCTGAAAATACTACTGACGCACTTAGATATCAAGGTCAGTCTTATACATGGATTGGAATTGATGAACTACCACAGTATCCTAATCCAGATATCTACAACTTTTTAAGATCGTCTCTTAGGTCAGTAGATCCTGACATACCAGTATTTATGAGAGCTACTGGTAATCCTGGAAACGTTGGATCAACTTGGGTTAAAGAAATGTTTGTTGACCCAGCTGTACCCAATACAAGATTCTCATTAGATATTCAAACGCCAGTTGGCAATAGATCTATAACTAGAAGATTTATACCAGCTAAGTTACAAGATAATCCTTACTTAATGCAAACCGAGGATTATTATATTATGTTAGCTTCTTTGCCTGAAGTGCAGAGAAAACAATTTCTAGAAGGAGATTGGGGAGCTTACGAGGATGCTGCTTTTCCAGAGTTTAATAGAGCAGTCCATGTAGTTAAACCATTTGACATACCTAGAAACTGGCATAAGTTTAGATCTTGTGACTGGGGTTATTCATCTCCTGCATGTGTACTATGGTTTGCTATAGACTTTGACAATAACCTTTGGATATACCGAGAGTTATACACACAAAAAGTTGTAGCAGATATATTTGCACGTCAGGTACTAGACATGGAACGTGGTGAGTATATTCGATATGGCATACTAGATTCTAGTACTTGGGCAAAACGAGGTGATGTAGGACCAAGTATAGCAGAGACAATGATAACTGCAGGATGCAGATGGCGACCATCTGATAGATCACCAAGAAGTCGTATAAATGGTAAGTTAGAATTACATAAACGATTTTCAGTTAGAGATAAGGGTAACGAAAAAAAACCTTCTTTATTTATTTTTGATAACTGTATAAATTTAATACGAACACTACCTCTACTACCGTGTGATAAAAACAATCCAGAAGATGTGGATACACACACAGAAGATCATGCATATGATGCATTACGTTACGGTTGTATGTCTCGTCCCATTAACACAGAACGCGATGGTTTTGATGGCTTTAATAAGCACACACATTTTAAACCAGCAGATAGAGTATTTGGATATTAATGGATATAGACAATAAAAAATTAAGAGTAGGCTTTCAAGATCTTATTATTAAGGTAGAAAATCCTGACTTTAAAAAAGATAATCTAACAGATTGTTATGGTCAATACTTACAACGTGAGAATGCCATACAAATAAATGCAGGATTAGAACCTCATGATCTGTTAAACACAGTAATCCATGAGATTTTTCATGCTTGTGTATATGTAAGTGGATTGACACAAAAAGAAAATCCTCTTGCAGATGATGACAAAGAAGAAACTGTAGTGAATAATTTAGCTAATATATATCATACAGTTATAAGAGACAACCCATGGCTTCTTAAATTTATGCAAGAGGCCATAACCAAAACAAAAACTAAGGAGAAATAACATGGATATCATGAAAAAATATAAACAAGGCGATCTTGATGAGACAAATACTAGTCTAAATAGACCTGCTAACAATATGCCAGCTGTTGAAGAAGGTGGAAAAAACGAAGACGCACCTAAAGTAAAATCTAATATGGTTGACGGAAAAATATTTTCTATGGCTGATGAACGAGACTACTAAGAATTAGGTACATTACATGGCTGATGACACTATAGGATTAAGAGATGATTTAATTGTAGGATTAGGTGAACCTGATGAGACGGAAAAAACACCAACCTATGATGACTTTGCTAGTCTTCAAGGATTAATTAAATCTAGATTTAATAAATCAGAAGATGCTAGATTATTTGATGAAAGCAGATGGCTTAGAGCATACAAAAACTATAGAGGTATCTATGGTTCTGATATGTCTTTTACAGAAAAAGAAAAATCTAGAGTATTTGTTAAAATAACAAAAACAAAAGTTCTTGCTGCATTTGGCCAATTAATTGAAGTTCTTTTTTCTAGTGGAAAATTTCCAATAGGAGTAGAGCCTACGACTATGCCTGAAGGTATAGTAGAATTTGCAAGGATGAAACAAGATAACGAACCCGAGCAAGAACCTAAAGAAGAAAGTAATTTAGTAGATCTTTATGGATATCCAGGAGATGGTAGAGAAATAACTCCTGGTACTACAACAACAGATTTACTAAGAGGAATAAAGGATGATTATCAGGGCATTGAATTTGCCGAAGGTCCTTCTCCACAATCTCCTGCTATGCCACAAATTGAACCAGCAAGACAGGCAGCTGAAAATTTAGAAAAATTAATTCATGATCAGTTAGATGAAACTAGTGCTATAACAGTATTACGGCATGTTTTATTTGAAATGGTACTACTAGGCACTGGAGTTTTAAAAGGTCCTTTTACCCATGATAAAACTTTACATAAATGGGATACAAATGAAGAGGGAGAGCAAGAATACAGGCCTCAATCTAAAACTGTTCCAAAACTAGAAGCGGTAAGTGTATGGGATTTTTACCCAGATCCAGATGCAACAACAATTCAAGACTGTGATTATGTAATACAAAGACATTCATTAAATAGATCCCAGCTTAGAGACTTAGCCAATAGACCTTTATTTAGAAGAGGTGCTATAGCTGAGTGTATAAAGATGGGTGAAAATTATGAAGTTCGTGGATTTGAAACATCATTACTTGATAGAGAAAATGTTGATGATCTTAAGAAAAAAAGATTTGAAATATATGAATATTGGGGAACAATGGATGCAACTCTTGCAGAAGAGGCAGGCTTAGAAATTGATGAAGATTTTGATGAGTTATCTGAAGTACAAATAAATGCTTGGGTATGTAATGGCCATATACTTAGATTAGTACTAAATCCTTTTACTCCTGAAAGAATACCGTTTCATGTAACTCCATATGAAATAAATCCATATCAATTTTTTGGTGTAGGCATACCAGAAAATATGGAAGATGCTCAACAAGTAATGAATGGTCATGCAAGAATGGCTATTGATAACCTAGCATTAGCAGGTAATTTAGTGTTTGATATAGATGAAACACAACTAGTACCAGGACAAGATATGAGCATATATCCTGGTAAAATATTTAGAAGACAGTCTGGTGTAACAGGAACTGCAATAAATGGATTAAAGTTTCCTAATACGGCAACAGAAAATTTAATGATGTTTGATAAGTTTAGACAACTGGCAGACGAATCGACAGGTATACCATCTTACTCACATGGAGCAACTGGTGTACAATCAACAACAAGAACCGCAGCAGGTATGTCTATGTTAATGGGAGCTGCTGCATTAAGCATTAAAACAGTAGTTAAGAATATAGATGATTATTTATTAAGACCCCTTGGTGAATCTTTATTTTCTTGGAATATGCAATTTAATCAAAACGTAGAAAATATAAAAGGTGATTTAGAAGTAAAAGCAAGAGGGACATCTTCTCTAATGCAAAAAGAAGTAAGGTCACAAAGATTAATGACATTTATGCAAACTGCAAATAATCCTAATATTGCACCGTTTGTTAGATGGCATTCTATCTTAAAAGAAATTGCTAAATCATTAGACATTGATCCAGATCAATTAATTAATGATCCAGAGAATGCACAAATTTTTGCAAAAATAATGGGGATGACAAATGGAAATCAACAAACTCAAAGCCCTAGTGGCGGACAACAGAATGTGGGGGCTTCTAACGGAATACCTCCAGGCTCAAATCCAACAGACGCATCGGGAGTTGGAAACGGCAACATCGGCACAGGAAATGTTCCGCAGCCAGGGGAAACTGGTTATGCTGAAACATCTCCTACAACTCCGAGAGCAATTAACGAAAGCTAAATAGTATATGGCAATATACGATAATCCACCCTCAATAGATCCTAACACTGGTAAAATACCTGATTATAAACAAGTTATGGTACAAGATACAGATGCTAATAGTCCTACTTATGGACAATATATTTTAAAATATGAGTATACAATAGGGTCTACTAAAGTGTCTAATTCATTGCTTACAGAAGCTAGAACAGAATATGATCAATTTGAAGGAGATGCTGGAAGTGAAGATGGTACTGATGATGGTACTGATGATGACACTAGAGACGGAACTAATATTACAAGAATAACACAAGGTGGAGGCGGAGAAAGAAGGGCAAGAGAAGAAGCAGCTAGACAAAAGGCATTAGCTGAAAGTCTTTCAGGAACGTATGATCCTGAAGCTATGGCCAATACTGCATTTGGTGGAAATGTTTTTACAGATCTTATTATGTCCGAAGTTCCAATTATTGGAGGACTGTATGCTTTTGGAAAGTATAGAACT